AATTGGAAACATCAAAAATGATGTTTGCAGTTTTATAATTACCGCTTCCTCCTGTTTCAAAATGTACTATTTTTAAGCTTTTACCACTTAAATTACTATTGGGTTCCGATGTAAACATACTACTCATCCCCTTTCAGCATCTGTTCAACGGTTGACCGCCACATATCCGGTACATTTTCCAGTTTCATTTTTCCGCTTTTTACTCTCTTATAATAGATAACTGCCATGATTATTCCTCCGCTCCGCTAAGTTTGTTGACCTGATCCTGAAGATCAGAGATTATCTGCGCCATTTCTGTTATCGCATTAATGAGATCCTCCTGCGATATCGCAAGCTCCGCTTCTTCTTCCTGTTTCTTTTCCTCTTCTGCTGCCTGTGCTTCCTTCTCATCCTGGTTCTTATAATAGCTGCTTTCATCAAACTTCCAGGTTTCATTGTCCCAGTAGTAATATGGCATTTTGTCTGTAGTGTCTTGCGGTATCTCTTCCAATACAGCATCTTCCTGTTCCAGATGATACTTTGCTCTATGTTTACTATAGTATTTCTTATTATCCTTAACTGCAAAAGCTACACTGTACATTGCTTATACTCCCTTCTTAACTGCGTAAATTGTTGGTATTGTAATCGCTGCTATAGGCTTGGAATTTGCATAAATTCTAATTTTACCAGCCTGTGAATTTACATATGGTGCAAATACTCCATCCTGTATTTCTGCTGGTGCGAAGCATACCTTTGTAGCATGTGCCGCTGTAATTCCAGATAATGTAATATCTGCCTTATATGTATACCCTTCTGCTATAATAGCTGCTTCATTGTCCAACGATGCTGTATAAGTTCCCCACGCCGAAGCTGCTACACTTGTGTTAGTATATATTTTTACTACATCATTGAAAGCATTGTATGTCCTGGTTTCCAAGTCATTCATATTTGTTGCATTAAACATATCACCTACTTGGGACTCTGTTCCTTCCGCTCTTGTCACATCTACCGTCTCTGTCGCTCCCGTTGCAACATTGGTCAATTTTCTTCTTCCGGCATGCTCTACAAGCCTGTCCTTCCATGTCTTTTTATTAAATCCCATACTTAGATCACTCCTATTTCTTCTCCTGTGGCTATTTCTCCACAGTAATCAACATTGCTTATGTTACCAAAGTAAATTACATACACATCATGTAATATTCTCTCGATTGCATTCCATTTCTTGTAATCGTTCAAGGGCTGCTCCGGTACTTCTGGCGTACTGGTATAGATCATATAGTTGTCCCGGATTCTTTGTACATTCTCCCTTATCCTGCAAAAGTCACTTGTCCGTGGCAAGTCTCCTATTTTCCAATCATTTTTTACAGATACTGCAATTCCTATATACTCAGCTATTATTTCGGTATTCCGTTCGACTCGGTTCAAGTCGTTTGCATTTATATAGCCTTTTGCCGTTTTTTGCTCTACGTCCTGTATGGTTCTATCGTAAATAAAATATGGTAATACATACTCTATAGTATCTATGTAATTGGTTCTGTTTCCTGCCTCATCCACAATATCCAGTTCCAATAAATATTTATTCTCTGCGCTCTGCTCTGCTTTCGCACTCCATGTCTTTCCATCAGCTTCCTGTTGGAATACAACAGCGACATGATTCACATATCCTGCCACATATACAATATTGCTTGGCAGGACAATATTGATATCCATACTATTCGACCTCCAGTGTGATCACTACGCTGCCTGATACATTTGCGGGATTCGGACTCATTACAACGGACTTTACCGTTGGTACTGTGGTGTCCAGACTGACAGTAAGCGTAATCTCTGTCGCCTTACCTGCTGCATCCATGGCAGTTACCTTTATCGTATTTGTACCCTCTGTAAGCACTACAGCCTGTGTGAATGCCCCAGTATCACCTACCGTTGGGGAATACGTCTTTAAACCATGTACAACCGTTACCGTGACCGGACTGGATGTCGTATCGTTGGTTACTCCTTTTACAATCAGATTGCTTTGGTTTGTAATAAGACCACTTGCCGGTTCACTGATTGTAAGTGTGGGTGGGATTGTATCTACCGTAAATGTTGCTTTTGCCGTTGTTGCTGCATTACCGTCATTATCTGTTGCTGTAATTTCAATCGTTTTTGCGCCATCCTCTAACGCAGATTGCGGCGTATACGTGAAACGATACCCATTCGTGATTGCTGTTTTGCCCATTCCTACAGAACCATCTTTATATGTTGCCCCTGACAGCTTAAGGGCTACCGTTGACAGCTTCACGCCACTTCCACCGGCTTCATCTGTCACATCAAAGATGATTGGGAGCATATTGTTGCTGATGTACGCCCCATTGGACGGCTGTACCAGCTTAATGACCGGCTTTACAGTTTCTTTTACAATTAACCGCAATGCTGATCCTATGGTAGAATCTGTTGCATCCACTGTAGTGACTGTGCCGGCACTGTTCGTGGCTTCTACAGTTACCGGCCAGTACCCGCCTGTCTGATTGTACGATGTCACAGATGGGGCTGTTATGCTGCCTTCCCATTTCCCTGTGCTGCTGTTCAGCGCTAGGTTTGACCATACCCCATTGATTTTTACCCTTACTTTTGTAATTGCCATGCTGCTATATACCTCCTATCTGCTGCCCTGCGTACAGCTCACCTGCATAATTCTTGTCATTCGTGTATGTAACGGTCTTATCCGTCACATCCATAACTATTTTTATAATGCCCTTTGCAGTTGTTGACGCCGGAGTTATCTGTACATGCTCTATCTCTATCTTGCTCAAATATCCCCAACCTCCTCTCCTGCGTATATTTCTCCTGTATAATAGCTGTCCACCGTTAATAGGTAATATCCTCTAAGCTGTGCAGTACCCAGGAACCCACCTGTAAGGTCTGTAGTAAGTTTTTCAATGCCAGCCACATAATTTCCATATGCCCTGTCTGCGTTCTCTACCAGCGCCCACTGTGATGTTCTCTCCCCCTGGCTTACATACTTCGCTTTTATTCCAAGAGTCAGGCTGTAATAGTCCAGTATCTCCGATGCCCTCTTTGCTGCCTGCTGTGCATTCAGGAGCGTACAGATAAAGGACTTGGCTGCACGGCTTTTGCCGGCTTCTACCTTATCTACAGATGCAGTAACAGTAATATCTTCCTTACTGTACTGCTTACCTGTAAGTATCACCTCTGCTGCCTCAATACCTGTTACAGTAAAGGTTATATAATTATTCTTTACTTCTATTATCTCTCCTGTGCTTATTTCAACGCTCTGCGGGTCAACCGGCGATGATAACTCTATCGTGTATGTTCCCGGCTCGTATGTGCCCTTTGCAATCTGCTTACTTTCTGCACCAAGAGTATATTCAGGATATTTTACAGCCACATCAGATATATAATCGTTGTTCGTGGTAACAGTGCTGAATTTCCTGCTCCTTGCAATCGTGCTTGTAATTACCCTGTTCGTCCGGTATATGTTAAGGCTCTCGCTTCTGGAATCATCTGCTACAGCTCCGCAGGCGAACAGAACTTCACGGAGTGCTTTCCTACACGTCTGGATCTTTAACCAACCATAAAGCTTGCACTTTCTTACTTCATCTGTAACTGTATACTCTTCAATCCCTGCTGCCTGCATGATACTGTCGATCACATCGCCTGCCAGTTCTCCGTTATATACTTTTCCCTCACGGAAATTGTATTCATCCAGTCTGCCCTTGTAATCTGTACATGTCATTGTGGTCACATTCTTATCTGTCTTAAAGCTCTGCAGGAAGAATTTACCCAGCAGTATATCCGTTCCATCCACCTTCTCATACGCAAGTGCCTGCTGTCCTGCCTGCAGCACCTGATGCCTGCCTTTTATATTGCCAAGGTTAAAATCATCGTTCTCGTCTATTAATTTGAATGTGAGCTTATTTATCGCTATCTTATCCGGTATTAACTGACATTCTTCTACAAGAGAACCATCCTTTACCGGAAGCCCACCCTCTCCAAAAACATATTCCGTACCATATTCGATGTATCTGAGCTTTACATATCTGTATGGCTTGGTTCTCTCAAAGATTACTTCTATTTTCATGTAATCTTTAACTTGATGCTCTGCAAAATACGTCAGAGAATCCGGTTCAAACACTTCATTGTCCGTCAGGTATCCATCCTTGTCGTACCATTTAATACGCATAGACAATGGGAAATCATCCTGAAAGTAAAATTTAATACCGATTGATGAATGCTGCTCTTGGAACAATATTATGAGTATAGGATCAGTAGCGAACTGACCGTTCTCATCCGAGCATGTGTCGGTGAAAAACACGATATCCTCCGGTGCATCCGGCATTTCTTCCCTGCTGTCATCCAAAAGGAAGAAATCCTGTTCCAAAGTTGCATAATTGGCTGATTCTATATCATCTTTTACCTTGGAAATATCCCCGAATGTCTGATTATATGCAGTTGTCGGCGTGCTGTCTGCTATCGCCGTAGTATCTTTCAGATCATAAATACAGCGAAACCCTGTTTTTGCCATACTGCCTCCTTATGGTGTCCTGAACGGCTTTTTCATCGTGAATTTGCATGTAAGTCCCTGGAATGTAACCGTATCACTATGTATTTTCATCATTTCATCCTGTACTTTGGATATGTACCCCTTAAAGGAGAAGTCACCTTTTGTACTTGGCAGGATAAAATCGTGGAATTCTATAGGTTCTGTAAGTTTGTCTATCAATCCCTGATATGTGTCATCATCATCAATAACCCCGAATGCAAGATCATAGTTTGCATATACTCCCAAGATTTCCCTCAACAAATCTCCGTCCTCTTCGTTACGTTGCGCATATTTGTCCAACACGTCAAAGCTTCTTTTCACAGATACAAGAGGCACATCATATGTAATTCCATCAATTATAATTCCCTGTGTATAATCAGCCATTATGACATACCTCCCAATACATCAATATCGTAACCCTGTCTATTCATTTCGTTTAGAAAATCCTGCAAAGACAGTCTTGCGAATGTTTCGCCATCATAGTTCAGATTTACGTTCAACACACCTCCTGATCTATCACCGACAACATTTCTGACTGCATCTTCGATAGTGGACAATGGTGCTTCGATGTTGGTCTGTCCGACTGGCTGGTCTCCGAGGATTGCCGCAAAAGGATTGCCGCCACGGATTACTGCACCATTGGCAAGCATAGGAATGTCCGGCATTTCCACCCTGCCAAACTGCACATGGCTTATCGTATGTGCTTCAAAATTCACTCCTGGTATCTTATTGGCGGTTGCTACTGCATCTTGCATGAATTGGTTAATCTTATCAATTACCGTATTAATCATGCTCTCACATGCCGCAATTATCTTATTCATTATATCTACTGTCTTACTTACGATACCAACAAACCCGTTATAAATACCCTTTTTCATGTTCTCGCCGAGAGTTTTCCATCTCTCTGCTGTGAACCATGGTGCTACATGTGTGTCCCACCAATTTTTTATCGCCGGTCCCCAGAATGCCACAAGTTCATCCCACTTGCCTGAGATACCATCCAATATACCTTGTGTTACTTCCAGCCACTTCTCAGCTGTGAACCACGGTGCCACATCTTCATCCCACCATGTCACAATTGCTGAATCAGCCCACCATGCTTTTATCTCATCCCATTTTTCTAACGCTCCTTGATATATTCCGTCAAATACTTCTACCCATCTCTCAGCTGTAAACCATGGCGCTACAGCTGAATCATACCAACTCTGAATTTCTAGCCATTTTGTAAATGCCTGTGTCTTTAAGAACTCAAGCTGGGCACTAATATTGGAAGATGTTTCTGCCATCTTACTGCTCAATGCATCTCCTGCATTCTGCAATAATTGAAACACCTCAATCATTTGCCTTACTGCACCAATTCCCGGATTGAATAATGTCAGGAATTCTGTCCCAAGACCTTCTTTCATACTATCCGGTAATTTTACATTTACATTACCTTCTCCAAATATGTGATCCAGGATCCCCTGCGCAACACCTTCTGCAAAATCCACCGGAAAATCAATTAATGCATCTCCACAAGCCTTAAAAAACTGTGTTAAATCCCATACAAGTCCTACCCAGTCTATACCGCACAGGAAATCAACAAGTTTCTGACCTATATCCTTGAATGTTTCATCTTCTCTAAGTTTATCAACGGCTGCTGTTGCAGCTTCTAATAATCCCTTTGCAAAGGTGCTTAAAGTTTCACCGGTAAGACCAGCATCCCAGTTTTCAAAGAATCCTTTTATTCCTGCTGCCAAGGACTTCCCGAAATTCTTCCAGTCAAATTCTTTACCGAAGGAATTCAGGAAATGTAGCGCTGTATTTATTGAATTTGCAATAGTTTTTCCAAGGTTATAAAAAAGGGCTGGCGATATCAAGCCATTCAGGAAATCAGCAATGCCCGTCCCAAATCTATCAGCTTTGTTATAAATACTATCCCAGTCAATATCATCTAATGATTGCGCTATTTTTTCTCCGATAGTACGTCCAAGTTCAAACCAATCTTCTTTGTCAATGGCATCTTTTATTCTCTTTGCGAACTTTGTTTCTGGCGCTTGGTCATCCGTTTTTACTTCCTCAAACATGTCCTTGGGACTTGTCCCGCCTGATCCGCTGCCAGAATCCTTTTTAGACAGGACTTCCAACGTGTCAAAAGACGCAAGCGCCCCTGCTGCCTTCTTGGCAGATTTGGACGTACCATCCAAAGCAGCTGCATAATCTTCCTGCACCGCCGTTGCTTTTGTCCATGTACTCTTACCCTGTAAGATAGCCATGAACTGGGCTACCTTATTGGCTGCCATGGTAATATAATAGATTAACTGCACCAGGTATGGAATAGCCATCTGGACAATTGGAGCAAAGGCAGTGGCAAGGCCGTTCTTTAGCTGTGTACTGGATGATTTCAGCTGCGACATCGCAGCATTATAGTCATTGGAATATCTGACCAGGTTCTGGAAACCTGTCTTCATGCCCGATACCATGGCATTGAATCCCTTGGTTATCCAGTTAAATATCAACAGGCTAAAGGCTATTCCCTTCAATCTGCTTCCTAATGTCGATAAAAGCCCGCCTGATTTCCTTGCATGGGTATTAATCTTGTTAAAGGCTTTCTTACCGGATTCACCCATCTTTTGAAAGCCCTTCTGCTCATAATCGACCTGCTCTTTTATCTGTTTGAGCCTTGCCGTAATGTTATCGTATTCCTGATAGCCGGCTGTCAGTCCAGCCTTTTTCAGTTCTGCCAGCCTTTCCTGTAACCCGATCTGCTCTGCAAGCAAGTCTACAAGCTTCTGATTTGACACCTGCGCATTAACACGGATGCTCTGTAATTTCTGCTCTTCCGCTTCCTGCTCACGCTTCTTGGCGTTTATCTGTTCTTCTTTCGCAATCCTGGCTTCTGTCTCAGCCATTCCCTTATCTGTAAGGCTGCGGAGATTGGCTTCATACTCCTTCACAGCATCTGTAGCATTACGCCAGGCAAGATACACCTGGTCATAGTCATCATCACCGAAATACTGTCCCTGCGCTTCCAATTCTTTTAATGAGTTGGCATATTCCTCTACATCCACCCGGAGCTGGTTCATATGCTGATCTGCATCCACGATCCCTGCTTTTGCACGTTCCATCTCGGATGCTATCTCTTCTACCTTCTGTGCAGTCTGCGCCTGCTGTTGCGCGTTGCTTTTCCAGTCAAAAGCCACTTCTCTTGTAGCTTCAGTTTCCGGGTTCTGCCCCGCAAGTTCTTTCTGTTCCTTTGTCTTAGCAATCAGGGTATCAATGCGTGCTTCTTCTTCCTCCGTCCATGCAGATCTGTAATCAGGTCCTTCTGTCTGTGCCTGTACAGCTTCTTTCTGCTTCTTTATATTCTTATCAAGCTCAGTATTTACCTTTTCAATGGCTTTCGCCTGTTTCTCATATTCCTCAGTTTTTGTGCCGGCTGCTGCTTTGTCCAGCTCTTCTACTTTATCTTTTGCATCATCTGCCTTATCCTCGATATCCTTAAAGGTTTTTGCCACCTTATCCAATTCTGAAGAATCAACCTTAGTGCTAACACGTATACTTGTATCATACTCAGCCATATGAAAAGCCCCTTTCTAAAAATAGAGCCAGCTACATGTATAAAAACATGTAAACCGGCTCTAGGCTCTTCTGGCTGTTATCTTTTATTTCTCAATTGATTGAAGACGGAAAGTGCCTCATCATCTTCCTTCTTTTCCTCTTCTGTAAGTTCTGTCTTCGCTCCAAGACTGTATATCTTCTTCGCTTCCATGATAGCTTTACGCTCTTTTTGCTGCATTTTTGCATCCAACTTTTTACAGCGTATATCCACCACTCGGGTGAAAGAACATTCTTCCAAATTAGTAAGCAGCCCCATGAATACGAACCAATGCATCTGTACTGTATTCAGGTCAATTCCATACTGTTTCATGAATGCTGCGTAGATTCTCCACTGATCTACATCAAAGTCAAATGCCAGTACCTTACTTTTCTCCTTTTTATGGTTATCATGATTATATTCGTTCAGATACCATTCAAGCCCCTGCATAGCTTCCTCTAAAGTCGATGGCACCTTGTCACCATAAAAAATCATCTGTATGGCTTGATCAACTCTTTCATTCTCTTCGTACTCCTCATCTTGTAGGCACTGCATAATCTGGATACCTGTGCGGAAAGATGCATCTATGGGATATCCATGCCATTCATATGGCAGCTTGTCCAACATGACATTGAACATAATTATCTCTTCCTTCTATTTTTACGGTTGCCGCCATATTGCGGGGTAAATGCGCCGCCCTGTCTCTCCCTGCTATACTTCTGCGCTATCCGCTTATGCCTGTCATTCGTATATCTGTCAAAAATAGGAAGCAGCTGGTCAAAGAAGTCCGTTATTGCATAGGGCGATGGTGCCGTGGTGTCAAATACCTTTTCGCAACAATCCTCCCCAAACAAAGAATCAATCTCTGCTGCAATATCCTGCATTGTAGTAACCAGCAGCTGTATATGTTCCTTCTGGTTAAGTCCTGCGCCCTTTGCCTTTATCTCCTGTCCTTTATTGGAGAATTTATCGATCAGGTCATAGAACCCATCCAAGAACTGCACATCCTCAACAGGGATTGATATCACATCCCCATTGTCATTTACTTCGATTTCAAGTGATTTTTTTACCCTTAAGCTTTCCATACCATTATCATCCTCTAAAAAGTGATGGGTGATTTAGAGGGACACCCACCACTATGCTAATTTTGATTAACACCTGTCTTATGTTGTCGGTGTAAATTTGTTAGTAGTTACATTAAATGTACCCTGGATCGGATCACCTACACCGCCCAGTGTCATATTGTTCATCAACTCGCTGCCTGCATCGCCGCCGATAGAATCAAACTGATATGAGCACTTACGTTTCACCGCCGGATATTCTCCTTCTTCTGTCGGTGTTTCTAAAATGTTTAATCTTACATAACTCGACATTGCAGATGAGCCTGTTGGAAGAGTCTTGATCTTCTCATTCATCCAGTTCTGAAGCTTATCATCTTTGATATACTCTTTTTCTACACTAATGGAAGGTGTGTAACTCTTAATATTCGTTGTTCCGTTACTCTGATTGATGTACTGCTTTGTCTCAGATTCCGGATTGAATTCTTCTACCAACGAACTTACACCATCACCAATCAACACATACTGTTCTGTTTCTGCGCCAATGTCAAAAAAATGCATCAGCTTTTCTCTCATTTCAGACATTGTTATCTCTCCTTCACATATTTAATAGCGATAGTCATCTGGTATACAGAATCATTCTCGCTCGTTGCACCCATGAAAAATGGGGTAGTTATCCTTATTTCTTTTACAGTTGCATCCTGTAACACAGGATAATTGCCAAGTCGGTTCTGTTCGTTTACCCACTCTGTCAGTTCTTCCCCAAACACATTGTTGTCAATGCATTCTGCATTTTCCTGGTTCGGCATACATGCCCTGAATGTGTAATGGTCTGTATATTCCTTTTTACCGGACAAGTAGGACTTTACATTCTGAACCGGTTCTTTTGCCAGGGAATACCTGCCAGTACCTGCCCTTTGGATGTCCGTGTCTATTTTCTTCGGTTTGAACTCTCTCAGCCACGTTATAATGCTCTCTGATACTGTCATTTACCAGCCTCCAGTCTTGCAGCTTTCTCTATGGCATCCCTGCCGCCATCCTGTAACATACGTTCTACCCAATGCCCGCCTCTTGTCTTCTCTCCGTTGTATTGTAGCTTCCTGACAGGATCAGATGGCACTTTTTTTACTCCTTTTCTGGAACGCCAGCCATTTTCGGTCTTGAATCCTGCACAGTGCAGATCAGGGTCTTCATAGACGATTCCATTCCACATATAACGTGCATATGGTGTATTCCATACAACATCTGTCTGGTTCTCAATATGCCCACTTGCTTTTAGGCTACCTTCCTGAAATGGAACATAATTATCAGAAAGCCTTAATACTTCATCCGTGACTACCTGCTGTACTCTTCCACGTTCTTCTACACCAATGGTATGCATGCAGTCCTGTAGGTTAAAGTCACATTTATAATTCAGTCCCATTACTTAGCCACCACCTTGATATGTTTCAACCTTGGCATGTTGCGGTTATCAGATACAGAGGTCACAGTCACTGCATATTGGTAATGTTCTCTCAATTCGGATATCCTGCAATCCTGCCCTATTTCCTCTGTTGCTTCGCCAAGAACAACGATATCCTTGCCGCTCTTAGCATTCAGTGTCCAGTAGTTTCCACGTTCTTCATCTGCCAACCTGTTATACTCAACTGGTTGCAAATATGGTTTATTTCCGTATCTGCGTCCAAAATCTATCGTTATGCTTTCCACCTTATTCTCTGTCTGCACTCCATTGGATGTAGATACCTCATTGCGGTTGTGTCTCCACTGTACACCCTTTACTACAGATCTGCTCCAGTGCTCTGTACTGTCTTCAGATTCGTAATAGTTATATATTGTTGCGACATCGCAAAATAAAACACTCATAGACATATCGCTCCTGCTAATCCTGTACCTCTCAAGCCATTAGAAATTGTGCTATACAACTGTGCTTCTTTCTCCTGTGCATTGGTAATCTTATAGGACTCACTGTATCCGTCATTAGAAACGGACTGTATGCCAATTCCCATACCAGAAGACTCCTGTGCCTGTAGATTGTCAATCAACTGGCATGTGGTCAGTTTTACCGCATCACGCACCCCTTTTTGGAAATCAGTTGCTGAATCCTCATCATAGCCATTACAGAACGCTCTTGCACGCATATGTGTAACCCTGTCAATTTCTCCTGCTGCCCTCTGGTACAACCGGTTGAATTCCTGTTCATCTGCAATATTGGTAAATAGGGAGCTGTAATACTCCCAGTCAACATAAGGCATATTATCGCTCCCTTCCCCTGTTCCTATGCTGTAGGTGCGACCTGAATATCCTTAAGCATTCCCGCCATCTTGGAATTCTTCAGTACTACGCCTGCTACTAATTCCACTTCTCCCGTCTTGACAGCCCCCGGTGCAGACATGTCAGGCAGATATGTATTGATGATTGCTGCTGCCTGTGTCGGTGAGATGCCATGGAACGCATTTGTACCAAATTTAACGCCGATAATGGAACTCATGCCATCAGTATCGCCTGTGGCAATACAATCCTCTTCCGCTGTTCCGTTGTAGTATCTTCCTGCATCCATAAGGATAATATTGTCATATGTCTCTACAGTCTGTCCAAAATCATTCTTATCCCTGCTATAGTAACCCATCTTCTGTCCGATATACTTCATTACAGACAGCATTGTGCTGTTCATCATGAGCATGTCAGGCTTCTCTGCAAATAGCCCCAGCCACTTATTCAGTTTGAGCACGAAAGAATCCCTGTATTTGTCAATATTCTCAACGTCGCTCAGATTGATTCCACTTGCTGAAGCTTCCGTGGAAGAACCTGCTACCAGTTTGCGGAGCCCATCAAATTTTGCCTGTGTGTAACCTTTTCCACCCGCTGTATTACCATTGATCACAGCATTATGGAACAGGTTGGAAGCTGCCTTGATCTTCTCACGAAGCTGGAATTCAATTTCATTTACTGCACCTGATGTATTTTGGATCACACGGTCTACCTTGAAAGAGCCGCCGAAAATATCGAGGTCTGCAGTCTTCTTTTCTCTCTTGGCTTCATTTGCCGTGTACTCTGTATTAATATCTCTTCGCCCTGCTGTAGAAGGTGTCTTTAACTGCATATACCCATATGTCAATGTAGAACCGCCCGTACCGGGCGACACTGCATTATCAAATGATAACCGGTCAAGAAGAAATGAGTCTCTTCTGAACTCATCCACTACCATCTGATCTACTTTGTCAGCCATGCCAACTTTTGCCTCTTCTAATGTAACCATACTTTTTCCTCCTCATTATTTCTTATAATGTTCTGCCAATACGCTTCCCCACGTATCCTGCTGTGTAGGTGGGGTATTCGTCACTTTTCCAGGCACATCAATAGTGCTTCCTGTTTTATTTGGCTCTGGATCTCCGAACAACATTTTGCTGTCCTCTGCCTCTGTAAGTGTTTTAATTGCAGATTCAATATCCTTTTCCTGATTTTTACTCTCCATGAGCTTATCAATTGGTAACAGTGCCCTGATTGCCTTGGGGTTCTTGCCTTTTGCATTCCTGATGCCTGTATCAACAAGTGCATCAAAATCTCTTTTAGCAAGTTCATTCTTATGGTCAGTATCCATTTGGTTAATCTGACTTTTCAGGGTATCGATCTCGCCATTGAGCTTATCAACATCTACGTCCTTGAATTTCTCTAACCCCGCTTCTAAAGTCTTTACCTTATCCTGCTCTGTCTTGAGCTTTGCAGACTGAATATCATAGTCTGCCTGTGTCTTGTAATTGTCCAGTACGGTCTTCTCAAAGTCCTTATGCTTGTCTTCCGGAAGTTCAAGCCCGAACTCTTTCATAATTTCAAAAATATTTTTCATCACTTTTTCTCCTTAAAATAATTTATGAATCGGATTTTCTCCGATATAGGATTAATAGAAAAGAGCCACACAGTATTAATTCCTTACGAATTAACAACTATGCGGCTCCTTGGCTCTATTGTAATGATTGATTCCTGTTTGCACTTCTTACAGTACCCCGGAAAGTTAATGATTGTGGTATCCTTCCTGTACTTGATCATCTTGGGAAAACCACAGTTCGGGCATGGATACCAATACTCCACATTCAACTATGACACCCTCTTTTCGCTTGCAATCCATGAACCTGTTACAATTAAAGCGTACCATTTCTGATTTTAAAGTCAATTGTTTTTTTAATTTTCTTCTAATTTGTGTGTATCTATGCCATAAAACAAAAAATCCACCACATTATTGTGATGGTAACAAGATAAATATCTGTGCTATAATCAAAGAACTACCTGGCAGGCGTCGCCTCTCCTGCATCTCCTTTGACCCATGGGGTGCGTGGTTGCAACGAATTTTACCACCTCAGATAGTTCTTCTCTTATTGTGTTTACATCATTTCTATTTGCTCAGATATTTCCCTTAAGCATTTGCCATCAAACATTTTATCATTCATCACATCATCCACCGAAATATGGCTGTGCGCTTCCTTACCATAAGAAAGTGCTATATCAGTTCTGCTAAAAGGGCAAACAGCTCCATGTTTACCATTGTATTCAAAATCAATATCGCCAGCCAGTGAATTTATCATTTCAGCTAATTTATCCGGCTTCATAAGATATCGCTGTTCTCCTTTCTTTCCTCTTCCGTCAGTTCTCTTACTGGGCGTCCTGTCAGCTTTCCATCTTCCCATGTGTAATCATGTGCGTGCTCACCCTTCTCACCAAATGGATGACGCTTTGCATTACCGTGATTATGATTGGAAATCTGCTTAATTTGCTTTCCCTCATTATCATAATAATTACGGTTCACACCGCCATTTTTCAATACCTCTTGTGTTATGCTGTTTGGGTTCCCATGCAACGAGGTTTTCTCAACATTAATTATATCATTTTTCGATGCTTTTACAAGGCTATCATATTCTTTCCATGCCTGTGTCTTCTTAACGTCAGAGCTGCCTGCATCATAACGGATATTGTTATACTTCTCAGGTACTTTATATTTTTTACAAAAATCTTCATATTCTCGTATCTTAGTCTTAATCTTGCGATTTACCTGTGCTGTGTCCATTTGCAGCTTGCTCATGGCTTCCCTTTCACGTTTTAATGCCCGGATTCCTCTTTCCATGGCTCTCTGCTTCTGGGTCAGTGCATAGTAATCATACGTTTTTCCGTTTATTTCTACTTGGGGTGGTACTTCTTTTGGAGCAAAATCATTCAACTGACTGCTGCCCTCATGCCACACATAATATGTATGTCGGCAATTATATCCCAGAAAACCTAGCGGATCATTCTCATGTGCATCATCAATGCTATAACCTGTAGCCTCCCACATGTCTTTTATCTCCGTCTGTCCGATTCTGTCAGCTTCTTTGGTATAATCATGTCCCGGCTTCACATAATAGACCTGCCCCTGCCACGACTCATGATTAGCATGTCCATGTCCTGTATTTCTCGCACCAATATGCTCCGATACATATACAAGATTTTCCCCTGATTGAAGGAAATTATTGTCTTTGATCTTATGCACTAGCTGATGCGCCCCTGTCCGTACTGCCAGCTTTACGCCGGTATCAATCTGTTTACTCCTGCCACTCTTATAATCAATGGTACGCAGACCGCTTTGTGACATATTGTGAATTGCGTCATATATCACCTCTTCCTTGGAATATGCCCCGCTAGTAAATTTTATCAGCGCCCTGTCCAACTCACGCCGGTATGCTTTCTCTATGCTCTCAAACCCATAGATACCCTTAAATCCTGTCGTCCGTGCAATATTTTCCAGTTCCCCATTCGTCTGCTTACCAATAGCATCTACCAGCTTAGGCAAAAAAGAATCATCTGTCATTGCCTTCCCGGTCTGTTTCCAAGTCCTTAGGTCATCCAGATATGACAGGTCGCCCACATCTGCAAATATTTCTTCTCCTGCCTTTTGTGCCTGTCTTGATATCTCCCTCAGACTTTTCTTTACCTGTTTCTGATATTCCAGTGTATTCTTTGCCACTTGTTTCCTGAATTCTGGGTCTGCTCTTAATATCTTCATGGCTTCCTTACGGATTCGTGCAGGGCTATAGCCCAGTTCATACAATGCCTGGGCTTTTATCTCTGCTGTACGTGTATAGGCAAGCGCTTTTTGTATCCTGGCTGCTATGTCCACTATTACTTCATGTTCAAGATATTGAAATAGCGGTACAAGTGCGCTGCTGATATATTCCAGCTGTTCTTCTGTCAGCATACATTAATCCTCCGGTTCTTCCTGCTGCCTCTGTTCTTCTTCCTGTTCCTGCTTCTCTTCTACCAGCTGTGTAGCTTCCTCTTCGGTCAAATTGTAGGCATCCATCAAATACCATATAGTTAACTTAGGAATGTCGAAGCTCATCGCATCATTACGCTTACGCTCCAGCTCACTTTCTTTGTCCTGGATATAACTATCATCAAATTCTATCGTTATATCATCATCGATATCATAGGACGTACCCATATAGGTATTGGAGTACCACATTATAGCCCTACATATATCCTGAATATAAGAGATTGCCTGCTTACGCTGCCTGTTAAGTTCCTGTAGCTGATCTTGACGCTCACCCGCATATTCTGTCGCCGTTTTGATTTGTCCATTCTCAAAACTGTACTTCTTGGTTCCGTACCCAAATGACATAGACAGCAATGACAGTACTAATTCGAATGCCTTTGTAATCTCTTCTACTCTTATTGTTGGATTATACTCCTGAATCAGTTCTTTCTGGTCAGGCAACTTTTCTCCAAGCATTACAAATATCTTTTTTGCCTGTTCCGATGGTGTGATTGGATTACCGTCTTTATCGTATTTTACGATCATGCCATTAATAAGGAGCAGCTTATCTGATTTATCCAAATCTCCATACAGCACATTGAATAATATATCCAATGCCTTGAAATATGGTATATTATCCCATATCTTCGGTTTTCCATACCCAATCATGTTATCAATGTTGTTTACTTCTGCATTTCTCATGACTGCGAACGGTTTCACATCACCCATTCTGGCAGTTACTGCAAGTTCTTTCTTTTCTTCTCCATTCTCGTTAAATACATGTGTTTCTGACGTATATGTACCATTCTCCACTAAAAACATAACAAGTGTTGTCTGTTTCCTGCTTTTTACAAGATCCTCTCCTACAAATGCTGCCTCTACTACAATCTTATTATCTACAGTCAGTGGATAAAAGCATTCTGCGTCCACATAGTTTAATTTAATGATTCCACCTTTTACTGTACCATCCTCGTACAGGTCAGCTTTCTCTATTCTGACATAACAGGCTACTGTTCCTGCTGCCGATGTCTTTTCCAATTGTTCCCTGTACAGAGTTTCAAATTGATTCTTGTCCAATACATCCTTTACAAATTTCTGCTGCTCCTCATTGGCTCCTGCATTTATCTCAAGGACTTCACACAGGTTCGCATCATCGGAACAGCAGCGTTTTGCAAATCCAAGCCTGCTCATTTCATATTCTTCGCCCTGTACTGTACATCTCTTATGAAACTCCCTGATAACCCTGTTTGCATACCAGTTATCACATTTCCGTATTACACTTAGCGCATTTTTATTAACTGCATACCCTTTCCCCGAAAGAAAACTCTCAATAAAACCATCCATTATGTACACTCCTCCTTATCTTCTTTCCAAATCTATATATCCTACAAAATCAAGCCACGTATAGCATGATGCATCCCACCAGTCATTACAGTTACCTATATTCTTATCTTCCGGTACATCCGGATGATCTTCATCCCAACGCAGCTTACCTATTGCCTTGCGCAAGTTCACGCACTTCTTGTTTATCTTCAATCTTCCTGTTGTGAGCAGCATATCTACTGTTCTTGGACGCTCAGACACCTCATTCTTCTTACAGCCAGCTATATTGTCATAGCGCAGTCCTTCCTTTCGTGCTGCGCTCCTTAGAGTATTAATCATGGTTGGACTTGCACTATCTGGAAATATCCAATCAATACGTCCATATTTCTCCAGACATTCTCTATAAAATACAATAAATTCTTTGGCTATTCGTTCTGCATCTATCGCCTGTGTCACAGGTAGTCCATGTTCTTCCATAAATCTAATCTTTTCATATCCGTTCATGTAACCGGCTAATACGAATGTTGTCTTAGATCCGTTACCACCGAAGTCTATTCCCATGGTTATCTTGCTTAAATTTTTGATTCTGCGATATCGCAAGTTTCCCGCATTGTCCCAATATGGCTCTATGATTTTCTCATTTTCATCTTCTGGATCATACAGATACGGTACATTATCATCTGCAAAATACCTGAAGATGATTCCCTCTGCTTGTGTCCTTTCTCCTTTGATATCCCTGTTATACCAGACTGTACCTTTCTGGTATGTCTTCAATACTTCCCTGATCTTCTCATTAGAGAGGGACATATTATCAACAAGAGTAAAATGCCCATAATTATAACCATATTCCTGGTCTGCTTCCTGTTGCTCTTCATGGAATCGCAAAATCTCTGTGTAATACCAGTCTTCCGGGTCCTTTGGGTTCAGGTCATGAAACACTTTTCTGTTCGATGATGATATAGTACGGTCAAAAGTCTCTTTTAAAAATTTTTGGTGGCACTCATTTGCCTCAGTAATGTATGCCATACCGTAGGTATTACCTTTTATGAGCTTCTCATCACCGTCCTTACCTCCACCGGACACAAGGACTATCTTTTCTCCTGTTTTAGTCTGGACATATACGCAATCACGATCCTTGTACTTTCCTTCACGACAGCGCCCCTCAAAGTAATTCAAAAGACCATACCCGTCACAGTCCAGTATATTTAATTTTGCGGTTGCTACAGATACCCCTGCTATAAGGTGTATCTTATTCTCATGTTCTTCCAGCAGCATACAAAATATAAGAGTCTGAAGGACGTTCTTGCCCCCACGCTTCCCTCCCTCTGCCACATTGAACCAGCTTTTCAGACAATGTTGCATATATTCATATTGCCGCATGGAAAATGGTGCCGGCTTATTCACGATTACTCCTCCTGACTTTCCAAATCATTGATGTCTCTGTTCTGTACAGGATTTTGTAATAGTTCCTCTATGGATTTCATATTTTTCAATACCTGTTCTGTTGTATTCTCCTTTACAGATGCCTTCTGCTTTTCAAATTTCAGTCTGTATTTATCCTGTGGATGAATCGTAAAGTACTTAGTAAGCCAGTCCATAGCCTTCTGACTGTCTTTTAACTCCAGTTCCAGCCCGAACTTACCCTGACCAACCCTTTTTACAAGTTGCGTATCAACCATATCTGAAGATGTTGCTAATACAAGACCACCTTCCCATTTCTGATAATCTCCTACATCTGCGAAAGCAATCCTCATTTGTAATTCAACAATATCTTCTTCCGTCATTGCTATCATTTGGCGCTTGATTTCTTTTAATCTTGCAAGTTCTTTCTGTATACGAGGTCTTACAAGGAGTTTGTACCCTTCTGCATTGGCAGTATCATATCCAGTCTGATATGCTTTCAGATAGCTTTGTGTTGCATTGTATGTCCGGTTATAATACACACAAAATAGCTGTTCTTCTGTGGATAATTCATCGTTTTGCATAGTCTCTTTTGTGCCGTCCTCTGCTGCCACAATGAGACGTTCTTTTTTATTAGGCGAACGTTCGCTTTTTTTACCCGAACGTTCGGGTTCGGATTCTTGACTTTTTTTATCCCAGTTCTGGGTACTCTTCCATCTTCTTATAGTTCCCGATGGCACGTCCAGTCTATCAGCAATATCAACCAGTTTCATACCCTGTTCATATAACTTACGTGCCTTATCGCTCAGAGGGTTCTTCTTTGGCATATTGCTGTTTCACCTCCTGCTGCCATATTGAAAAAAAGAGCCAATACACAGTCTATATCCAGACTACATATTGGCTCTTGGCTCTATTTCTTACTCTTATTATAAAATAATTAATTTTAAAGTCTATAGTTACTTTTTGTAACTATATCTCACTTTTCTCTTACTGGTTTCTTTGTCACAGCGTTCCTCACGCAGTGCTTCATATTTCTCATTCTGTTTTATTATTCCTCTTATGACTAATTCCCCTATTGTCACGCCTCTTTTAAATCCTTTTTTATTCTGTACTATGACCTGATTTTTGCATATCTGCACTATTATATATTTCTCTTTTACCATCATTTTCCTGCCGCTTCTCTTCTCTGCTGCCTCATCAGGATCACGTCTGCTCTCTAATTCTATTGTCTGTCCTACTTCTAACCCATGCATTAACATTTCTCCCTCATCATACTGATTCTACGTAATTGTGGAAAATCTGCTCGACGTACTGTGTAGATTTATATGTGTAGTGCTTCCCAGTAACGTTTCTGGGTGCATGTCCTAAATATTCTCCTGCTGCATCCTCGCTGCCACCTCTTTTAACAATCGCTGTCGCCGTTGTCTTCCTGAACAAATGCGGGTAAATTCTTCTGTCAAGTCCGGCTCTTTTGCCTATTGTCTTTATAAGTGTATATATCCCCCTGTCTCCTAACTGCATAGCAGTATTCCCTCGTAGATGGGTAAACAGATATTGATTGCTTGTCTCCGATACTTCACGCTCTCTTAAATATTCCCGGATATAGAATATTGCGACCTTATCCAGGTATACCGTCCTATACCTGCTTGCCTTATGTCCGAATATTTCTATTGCTCCGGTTGAAAAATTTACATCATTGATTTTTACCTGAGGTATTTCACCTCTACGCATTGCCGTGCAGCGCATAAATTCAATGAGTGCGCGTGACCTAGCATCCCAGCATCCTTTTTTTAGAAGCTCCCACTCTGTAGGCTCCAGATGATCTATTGGCTTCTCTACCTGCGTATATGTATCAATCCCGTCACAGGGATTCTCAGATACAATCTTGACTTTGCGCATCCATGTATAAAATGCTGATATGTTTCGCCTGCAGTTATTCAATGAAGTGTTGTTATTTCCCATTTGACTCTTTTTGTAAAGATAATATTCTATGTCCCCCTCTGAAATCTGGTTCAGTGGTTTATTAAGCAATGCAATCAGCTCCCGAATCGTCAACATGTATGCATCTACCGTCTTTTGTTTCAACTTAGGGGCTTTCCTTGCCATAAATAGGTTGATGATATAATCATTTGTGTTATCTACTGTAGCCGGAAGTGTTTCCTGTTCCGTGATATCCAAATTCCTTGTCACTTGTACTATTACCGCCTCCAGAATGTTCATCTGGTTCGTGTCTAAATACAATCTCATACCAACAACAATGTCATTTTTAAGTCTATCTTTACAAGTCATAATTCTGTCTCTCCTTGGATGTAATCAATTGGTACTTGTCCAAGAAATACAATTATGTTAATATGTTCTTGGACAATGAATGTTGTGGCAGAGGTACTTTGGTCGGTGCTCTGCCACTTTTTCTATATTCAGTTTTCTTGTTCCATACAGTATTATCTTTCTCCTGTACAATAGTTTACACTGCCCTGTATTTCTGCAAATGCCTTTACCATTGGTCTTCTCAACGCTTCACTTATTGATATTCCATGATTTCTTGCAAATTCAGCAGCATACTTTCCTACTTCGCTCAAATAAACGTTATCATCAATATTATTTTGTTCGTCCATCAGTTCTTTATAAAACTTTTCAATCTTATCTTTAACTGTTTTAGAATCAGTTTCAAAAACTAGATGATATTCTTTTCTTGTTTCATTATCTTTCATTTTGACGTCACTGCTTCTGCTGTACCATCTTTTCATAATATATCTCCCTAAATTTCAGTTTAACTCTGTATTTGATACAATCTCTTTGACTTTTTTCTCATAAAATTCTTCTGAAATATACTCTTTTATACTAGGAAATTTACTATCTGTTAAAACCGCATACGCTTCCGCCCAAGACAGACCTCCTCTTTCTGCCAACCTGTCTAATGTCTGTCCGCAGTGGTTTTTTAATGCCTGTTCCTCATGCGGTTTAATAACATCGTAAGGAATATATTCCTTACCCTTATTCTTCATAATCGGAAATTCTTTCATCTTGTACCTCCACTAAACTTTAATCTTAGTTTACCAAAGAATCAAACTTTGATTATCATCAAACGAATAATCTGTTATACCATGGGCAAATCTATCTTCATCAATAAAGTAAACTTCTGAATTATCATTGTTCTCTTTCAGTTTGCCACTTTCTACCAATTCTTTTAAAAATTCATATAGGGCATATGCTCCTGTTACATTCTCCATAATTTCAATTCTCCTTAAATCCTTATTCTATGACGAATCCTCTAATTCCCTCTTGTCCAACTCTGTATATGTACAGGATCAAACGCTTTCATGCACTTGGGACACATTGGAAACAAACCATTACGATATTTACTTTCCATATCCCTAAAAACTTTATTCTTTCTCATTCTTTGGAATTCCTCATCTGCTAACTTAGCATAACTCTGTGCCTTAGATAACATTCTTTGCTGCGTTTTCTCAATCTCTTCATACCTTCCTGCCAGGGATACAAGCGCATCAAATGCGTTCACGATAGAGCCGCAATCTTGACATGTAACTATCCGGTTCGTAGTATCTACTTCATAATGTGCCGGATTGCATTTGCAAATTTTATCTCTAGCACGATTAATTCTAACAATATCGAATGATACT